AGACGCTGCCGCCCGCACTTGACTTGAGCGATGAGTTGGTCAAGTTGATCGACGCAGCGACGTTGGCAGACTGCTGCTCGGCGTTGGTGTCGCAGGTTGCCGAGTTGCAAAAGCAGATTGACGCGCTGCAAGTTCAGCCCATCGTTGATGCCGGCGCGATCAATGCAGCGATTGCTGCGCTGTCCAGCGCCCCGGCAACGTACACCGCCGACTTCTCGGTGGCCGCTACGAATGTCTGGATTATCAACAACAAGTCCGGGTCATCCTGCACCGCGACGCTGCCAACGGCCAGCATCAGCGCCGGGCGAGTGCTGTACTTTCAGAACTACCAAGCTCAGACGCTGGTGTCAGCGTCGAGCAACGTGGTGCCTCTGGCTGGCGGTGCGGCCACCACGGCGATCTTGGAGGCCGTGGCTGGGGCAAACGCCACCTTGGTTTCCGATGGAACAAGTTGGATAATGACGCAATACTCGTCTAACAACTCTTTGCAATTGGAGTAAACCATGACCGTTTCAGTCAAAGTCCTTGTTCCGGCCAAAACGGTCGAGAACAGCCAAACCACCCAGTACACAGCGACTGGCGTGACGACCATCATCGACAAGTTCACCGCGACGAACTACAGCGCCAGCGCTGCGACGATCAGCGTCAACCTCGTCACGGCGGCTGGCTCGGCGGGCAATCAGAACTTGATCACCAAGACCAAGACGCTTCAGGCGTCCGAGGTGTACACCTTCCCCGAACTGGTGGGCCAGGTGCTTGGCATCGGCGACTTCATCTCCACGATTGCCGGCACGGCCAGCGCCATCAACATGCGCGTTAGTGGGCGTGAGGTTACCTGATGAAGTTTATTGAGCCTGAAGTGCGGCATCACTTTGGCGGCGGTGTCTACGCCAAAGAGGCGTTCATCCCCGCTGATAAGTGGCTTGTGCAGCATACGCACAAGTTCGACCATCTGTCGGTGCTGGCGCAAGGCTCAATTGAGTTGATTGTTGACGGTCAAAAGTCTGTCGTCCACGCCCCGGCTTGTCTAACGCTTGAGGCCGGCAAACACCACGGCGTGCGCTCTTTGACAAACGTGGTTTGGTACTGTATACACGCGACGGACTGCACTGATGAGGATGAAGTCGATGAGGCGATTATTGCCTCGACGGATTCTGATCAGGTGCGTAAAATTGCTCAATGCTTGAGCGAAGGAGTTTGATATGCCTTGGATGATACCAGCAGCAATTATTGGAAGTTCGTTACTTGGCGCCAGCTCATCTCGCAGCGCGGCCAATACGCAAGCGCAAGCTGCCCGTGAAGCTGGTGACGTGCAGCGCGAGATTTTTGAGCGGCAGGTTGAACTGGGCAGACCCTACCGTGAGGCTGGTGAGCAAGCGCTTAACAGGCTGATCCCGCTAGCGACCGAGTACACGCCGTTTGGGACGCAACAGTTTCAAGCTGACCCTGGGTATGCGTTCAGGCTGTCCGAAGGCCAGAAGGCGCTGGAGCGCTCGGCTGCGGCTCGTGGTGGTTTGATGTCAGGCGCGACCGGCAAGGCGCTGGCGCGGTTCGGGCAGGAGATGGGTTCGCAAGAGTACCAGAACGCCTTTAACCGCTACCAAGCCGAGCGCCAGGCGCGACTTAACCCGCTGCAATCGCTGGCCGGCGTTGGTCAGACTGCGGCCAACACGCTGGGCGCACAGGCCGGGCAATTCGGCTCCAACATAGCTGAAACTCTTGGCGCCGGCGCTCAGGCCCGCGCATCTGGCTACATGGGCGCAGCCAACGCTATCGGCGGTGGCTTGAACCAGTACATGAACTACAGTCAGAATCAAGCGCAGAATTCGCTGTTGCAGCAGGCGCTTGGGCGAAACCAAGGCTACACAGGCACAGGTGGTTACGGCGCAGGCTACACTGGTGATGTGCCTGGCTACGGCATGGGGTACTAATCATGGCACTTGTCAATCCCAACATCGCGATGTCGTACCGGCCCACGGTTGAGTACCAGCCGCGCAACGCCTTGGCCGAGGCGGCGCAGATTCAGCAGATCATGGGTGGGCAGCGCCAGGCTGAAGTAGCCAACATGCAGCTTGAATCTTTGCGCCGTGAACGAGATACGCTTGGGCAGATTCAAGCCGCGATTGTTGCCAAAGGCGGCCCACCCGATCTTGAGGCTGCTGCCGATGCAATGATTAAAACCGGAAGACCTGAGTACTTGACTCAGGGTATGGCTATTCGCACAGCCCTTCGCAATCAACGCGAGGCCGAAGCGTATCGTAAAGAGTTTAATTTGGGCGGCGCACCCGCTGCTGCATCTGCTGCGCCAGCACCCGCCGTCGCACCCATGCCTCAAGGCGAGCTTGTTGCCGCACCAATCGGTCGAATACCATCACCTACAGTAACGCCCGCAGCCGCCAACGCTCCTGCGCCTGCTGGCGAAACGAACTTGGCGTATCTTCAGCGCCAATTTGGTACGCCCGGCGGTGCAGCGCCCACCAACGCTTTGGCGCCGGCAACAGCCGTTCTTGCTGCACCTGTGAATGCAATGGTGGCACAAGCCGCCGCGCCCGCTGCTGCACCAGATGCCAACGCTCTTCGACTCAGGGCGTTGGAAGCGCAATACCGCAGGATTGGAAACAACCCCGAACTGGCGAGCGAAAAAGCGTTGGTGCTCAAACAGATTGAGGACGTGCAGCAAACCATCCGCGCTGAAAATGCTACGCCGCCCGAGGCCAAATTTATGCGGGCGTTGGGCCTTCCGCTTACCCGTGAAGGACTTGCAGAGTTTGAGTCGCTTAAACAGCGGCCAGGCGAATTTGAACGGTTGCTGTCACAGTCCAATTTGCCAAAATCTGACCAGACTGCATTGATCCAGCAGCGGCTGAGAAAAGAAGTGACCCATGCGCCCGGCACCACCGTCAACGTCAGCACCGAGAAAAAGTACGGTGAGCGGTTTGGCGGTTTGATTGCTGATCGAGATGCTGGGAAACTTGACGCTGCCGAAAGCGCACCGCGAGTAATTGAGAACGCGGATCGGATCATGGAGATTCTTGCCACGGGCAAGGTCTTTACCGGCACGGGTGCCAACGTGCGATTGCAGATCGCCAAAGCACTTAATCTTGCCGGCGGCACAGACACCGAGCGAATTGCCAACACCGAAGTGCTTATTTCGTCGCTGGCTAACTCGACTCTTGGCGCCATCAAGTCTTCGAACTTGGGTGCCGGTCAAGGCTTTACCAACGCCGACCGAGACTTCTTGGAAAAAGCAGCGTCCGGTCAGATCACCTACGACTCTACGTCTTTGCGTAGGCTTGCCGAGCTTGGTCGAAAAGTCGGGGTCGCAAGCATTGAATCGTGGAATAGCCGTGTTGGGCAAATGCCAAAGTCCGCGCTTGAGGGTGCAGGGATTTCCACTAACCCGTTGCCCATCCCCGCCCGCCGCCCATCGTCTGTCATGAACATCCCCCAAGGTGCGATCGACATGCTCAAAGCCGGTCAAGGCACCCGTGAACAGTTTGACGCGCAGTTTGGTCCTGGGTCAGCAGATCGGGTTCTTCCTAAGGGGAAATAAATGGCTGAAAATCCCTTCGCCAAATTTGCCGCACAACCCGCGCAACCGGAAAATCCGTTTGCCCAGTTTGCCCCGGTTGCTGCTACGCAGGCAAGCGGAGTGCCTGGCCCAAGGCGCAGTTACACCGCTGCTGAAGTGCCTGTCGAGGCTGTCAAGAACCTCCCGGCCAGCGCTGGTCAGTTTGTCAGCGGCCTTGTGCAAGCAGTCACCAGCCCGGTGCAAACCGTCATGGGCCTGTTCGACGCTGCTGCTGGTGGCCTGCGGAACGCGCTGCCTGAAAACGTGGTGCGGGTCATCGACCAGTTTGACACCAACCCTCAAGCCACTCAGAGGGCTGTGCAAACGGCCAACGCTGTTGGCGGCATGTACAAGGATCGGTATGGCAGTCTAGATGCAATCAAACGCACTGTCGCCGAAGACCCCGTGGGTGCTGCCGGCGACCTGTCCACGCTGTTTGCAGGCGGCGGTGCTGCTGCCAGCAAGATTGGAGCCACACAAACGGGTGCTGCGTTGTCCAAAGCCGGTGCTGCGATCAATCCGATGCGCCCAATTGCTCCGGCAATTGAAGTGCCGGTACAGTTGCTTGGCAAGGGTGTGGGCGCTGTTTACAACGCGCTGGACCCGAAGTCAGCAGCGTACTTGATAGCGGCAGAAGGACGCGGGCCGCAGATACTGAACGCATTGCGTCAACCGTCCGAGATTGTTCCCGGCAGTCTGCCAACCGCTGCTCAGGCTGCGGCACCCGTGGGCGCCACTCGGTTTTCCGCAATGGGTGAATCTGCGGCCCGCACCTTGCCGACTCCGTACTTTGAGCGGGCAGAGGCTCAGAAGGCAGCGCAGCTTGCTGCGGTGCAACAAGTGGGTAAGACTCCGGCTGACTTGGCTGCGGCAGAAGCTACTCGCAAGTCCACTGCATCAAAACTTTACGGGATTGCGGACGAGGCGCTTGTCAAAGCAGATGACACGTTCAACACTCTGTTGAACCGCCCGTCGATGGACAAGGTGATTGCTAGGGCCAGCGAGTTGGCGGCTGAGAAAGGTCAGCCGTTCCAGATCGGCCAAAACCGACCCACCCAAGTCGTACCGTCAAGCATTGTGGATGAGGCGGGCAGACCTCTCGGCCAGACTGTCATCCCCGGCGAAGTTGCCAGATACCCCGGCAGCAGCCTGCACGCGATGAAGATGGCGTTTGACGACCTCATCAAAAACCCTGAGCGGTTCGGCATAGGCTCTGCGGAAGCGGCTGCAATCAACAAAACCCGTGGGCAGTTTCTTCAGTGGGCGGAAAGCAAGGCACCTGACTACAAAGTCGCACGGGAAACCTTTGCCGCCCAGAGCAAGCCGATCAACCAGATGCAGGTGGGTCAGTTCCTTGAGGGCAAATTGACCCCTGCTCTCGGCGAAGAAACGGCTCGTCTTCGCGCCGCCGGTTTTGCCACAGCACTCGAAAATGCTCCAAACACCATTAAACGCGCCACGGGTCAATCTCGGTTTGATGACCTAAGTCAGATTCTGACCCCTGAGCAACTGAAGGTTGTGCAAGATGTTCGCGCCGACCTGGCCCGGGCAAAGGCCGCAGAGTTGCAGGCGCAGGCCGCTCGAGGGGCTGGCCCGAATGTCAACTTGATGGGTACAGAGGTCATGGGCAACGTCCGTGCCCCGAACTTCATCAACAATGTGACTACGGTAGCCAATGACCTCCTTCGCCGGTTGCAGGGCAAACTGGATCAAAAGTTGGCAATCGAGTTGGCTGCTGAGATGATTGATCCTGCCGCCGCTGCTGTTGCGCTTGAGAAAGCACTTGTGCGCCAGGCTAGGGGTGAGAAAATGGCTGCGCCGTTTAAGGCAACGGGACAAGCTGCATCCAAGGTGCTTCGCACCCCGGCTGCTGTGAACATGCTTGCTCCGATTTCCGAGGCTCAAAACGCTCTTGTTCCTTGATCATGGACTATCAAATCCTCTTCAACATCGCCGTCGCCGTCGCAGGGTTCTTCGGGGGCTGGACGCTTAACCGCATCTACCAGGCCATCGACCGGCTCGACGCTGACGTGCGCCAGATGCCGACGCACTACGTCGCCCGCGACGACTACCGATCCGACATGGCCGACATTAAGTTGATGCTGGGGCGCATCTTCGACAAGCTCGACGGCAAGGTGGACAAATGATCCCAAAAGACAAACTGTTGCACCTAGGCATGGGCGTTGGCTCGACCATCGTCTTGGCCGCGATCCACTTCTTGCCGCTGGGCTGGGCCGTCGCCATCGGCGGCGTCGTGTTCGGCGTCTTCTACGAGTTCCAGCAGTGGTATCGCAAAGAGGGCCAGCCTGACGTTTGGGACGCCATAGCGACCGCGCTGCCCGGCGTTGTTGCTGGCGTGGCTCTGGAACTGCTGAAGGTGTAAGTATGTCAGACCAAGACTTGAACCACGAACTCGCGCTTATCAAAGAGCAGGCCAAAGTTGAGCTGAGCAAACTGCAAGCGCAGAGCACCGCCAAGGAAGTGGCTGGTAAAGCGATTGGCGAAAGCGGCCTCTTCTACATCACCCTGATCATCGTGATCGGCGTCGGCTCCAGCGTAGTGTTGGAGAATGAAAAGATCGCTGCCGTCATGGGCCTGCTGGGCGCCGCTTTGACCGCGCTGATCAGTATGCTCAACGGCATCGCTGGCGCAAACACCAAACAAGAAAAGCCCGAGTTTGAGGTCATGAAGCAACTGATCGACAAGCTCGACCGCCTTGAGCAGCCCATGCGCGTTGACGTTGAGGGTGATAAGGTTACCGTTCGTAAGGGTGACGACGTTGTCACCACAAAGAAGGAGTGAGCATGGACTGGCTTAAACAGATCGCGCCCACCGTCGCAACCGCGCTGGGTGGCCCGCTAGCCGGCATGGCTGTGTCGGCTATCTCCAAAGCGATCGGCGTGGACGAGGACAAGGTCCAAGACATGATCTCCAGCAACAAGCTCAACGCCGATCAAGTGGCGCAGCTAAAGTTGGCCGAGATTGAGCTTGCCAAGCAGGCGCAAGAGTTGGGGCTAAACTTCGAGAAGCTGGCTGTGGACGACCGCAAGAGCGCCCGCGAGATGCAGGCCACCACCCGCTCGATGATGCCGCCTATCCTGGCTAGCGCAGTCACCATCGGGTTCTTTGGCATCGTGGTGATGATGTTCTTCAACCAAGTTGACAGCAACAACCCGGCGATCTTGATGATGCTGGGGTCGCTGGGCACCGCTTGGACGGGTATCATTGCCTACTACTTTGGCTCGTCTGCCGGCTCTCAAGCCAAAACAGAAATGATGGCGAAAAAATGAAGCACAACTGGGAAGAAGCGATCAAGCACATCCTCAAGTACGAGGGTGGTTACGTCAACCATCCCGACGATCCAGGCGGGATGACCAACTTGGGGGTGACCAAACGTGTCTGGGAAGAATGGTCAGGCAAACCCGCCACTGAAGCCGACATGCGTGGACTTACCGTTGAGATGGTTTCTCCGCTGTACAAGAAGCGCTACTGGGACGCTGTGCGCGGCGATGACCTTCCTAGCGGTGTTGATCTGTGCGTGTTTGATTGTGCCGTCAATGCTGGTGTTGGTCGCGCTAGTAAATTTCTACAGCAAGCTGTTGGAGTAAACGCCGACGGGCAGATCGGCCCCATGACCGTTGCGGCCACCACAGCCAAGCCTGCCGACGAAGTGATCGAGGCGTTCTGCAATCTGCGTGAGGCTCACTACAAGAGCCTGTCCACCTTCGCCACGTTCGGCAAAGGCTGGATGCGCCGACTGGACTCGGTTGAGGCCGAGTCCAAACACTTAGCGTAGTCACAGCAATTCAAGATGACTCCTTTCTTGTTTGCCTGTCCCAGGCCAGTGCCAAGGTCAGTCGGTTAGGATAACCCAATTTTTTAATCAGCCGGCCAAGATACTGCTCTGTGGTCCTCTCGGTCAAACCCGTCTTCCGTGCGACAAGGTCCGTCTCCCCCAGTTCGCACAAGGCATCCAGCAGCTTGGCTTCTGACGGCGTGACGCTGAGTTTTCTCATTTGTGTGGACACCTTCTGCCTTGGTCACAGTCGTGGTTGCATGGCGGGCAAGCAAACTGAGGCCAGTCGTCGAACAATGGCATGGGGTCTTTTCCCCTTGCTCGGATGGCGGCGTCGTAGTCGGCCTGCGTCTTGAACCATGTTGCCGCGCTCATTTGCAGGATTGCCTCGCGCTCGACCCTAGCCGCCGCGCACCAGCCCTCCCAAGCCCAGTAAGCAGCGGAATTTGGCTCGTAAGGGTTGTCGGTCAGTGACTCGCCGTTGTTCCACCAATTGTTAAATTCTTCTTTCATTCTTGCCACCTTGCTCGACGGGCCTCGATCTTCGCTTCAATTTGTGGTATCTGGCGTCCGTCAATTTCTGTTATCTCCTCACCACACTCAAAGCATCTGTAACAAATTCGCCCGTCAAACCAAAAACGGTTATAACGCTCCCAATTGTGGTTGCAACGATCTGTCATTCTTGCTTCCTTGCTCGGATGGCCTCAGCAATCTGTTCGTCCGTCCATGTTTCGCGCCAATGTTCGTCAAAATACTTTGCACACGCCTCGCGCTCCATTGCACAAGCCAAATCCAGCTTTGCATCCAAAACTGCTCGGCCCGGTTTGTAGTTACCGCTGTCAATAAGTGCAAGCTCATCCACTGTAAAAATGTTTTCAATGTTCATGTGTTCCCCCTTGATCTAAGGGCGGCGGCAATTTCTTTATTCATGCGGGCGGCCTCCTCACCTACCATGAAAGCGGGAGTGCGCATCACTTCGATAGCGCTGAAACGTTGGCGGCACTCAAACAATTCGCCGTTGTGTTCACGTTGTAGCCTTAGCTCCATCTCGCCGTGGCCAAGGCTGTGCGGCTTGCTTTTGCGCTCGTCAGCCCTGACAAGGGCTTCGAAGCGTTCAAGCACATCAGGCGTAGCAAAAACCTGCACATCGTTGTCGTACTCGGGGTGGCGCACCGGAATACACCCCGCTTCCCGCGCCATGCGGATAATGTCTTCTTTCATGCTTCCCCCTTTGCCGCAGCGATAGCGGCGCGAGCTACGCTGAAAACGCGAGCAATGTCTGACTCATCTGGGCCGTCCGTCAGCGTGTTTACCATGTCACGCAGCGCCTCCAGCAGTTG